ACTTTCAAATGTTGGGTATTTCATTTGAATACCAATAGTCTCACTAATCATTATTTTGTTAGAAAAATCATCATGTCTCTCAACTTCTATTTCATCAATGTTAAAAAAAGAATCGTATGTTTCTCCACAATTTGTACAAGTAATAACAACATCTACTTTTTCACTAATGGATTTTCCTCTTAATAACATGAAAATATATTCAATGTCAAAATGAGGAAGATCATTAATTTTTAGTTGATAAAATGTACAAACATCAACTAATTCTTTTACAATTCTTGCAACTTCATCCTCACTTGCTTCAGCCATAGTTAAAAGCACTTTATGCTCTTTAACTAAAAATGGTCTAAACCTAACCTTCTTGCCAGTAGATGGCTGTAGTAATTCATAAGTGGGTACTTCAAGTCTTGGTAATGCCATTTTGTATCTCCATATTAAGGTGAAACCGCAAAATCACTTCCTCCAGCAATTTGACCGCCCAGATCACTACCAACATCCCAACTAACACCAAGTCTTTGTTGTTGTTGTGGTGGAACATATGCAGGTACAACCGCAAGCGGTACAATAGGTATTGCTTGTTTTTCTATATCCGTTCTTCTCCAATATCTGTAAGCAAAAATTATATTAAGTCTATGAGTTTGGTTTTGAGCTGTGTTGTTTAGATCCATTAGAGTCATGCTTCTTGGAAAAGCTTCTAATAACTCTATTTCATAGGTAACATTATTCGCTTCATCGAGCTGTCTTACTAAAATAGTGGTAGCATATTCAAATTGATAATTAACTGTAAAATCTTCTCTTCTTACTATACCTTCCATCCAATTATCAAAGAATCTTTTAAGTACCATATCTCTATCAACATGGAAAGTCATAGACATACCATCCCCACCATACTCAGATGTAATAGGACGCTGATAAGATGGACCAAAAATTTTAAATGGTTTTACAGATAAGTTTAGTGGAGGAAAATTAGCTACTTCGCAAAGAAGACTTACGTTTCTTGCTTGTTCTATTGATCTACCAATTACGTTAGGTGGTTCAATAATAACTTCGAACCTATTAACTCTCGCTAAGCTCTCGTTTCTTACAAGGCTAAGAAAATTTTCTAAATTAAAGGCCGCTACTGACATTTCTGTACTTTCTTCTTGTGTCTCTCCAGACAGTTACTTTTGGTGCTCCTATAAATCTTTCTACAGGAAGCTGTGAAGCAATAATCCAGTCTGGATAAGGGATCTTCATTAATCGGGTTTCTAGCTGTTCTGAAATGTAATGTTTAACGCATGCTTTTGCTGGCTCAAACTTTATAGAACTTTCCAACAATCTCCACGACAATCTCACTCTAGTAGTTTCATCCATCCGCTGATTATTTACAAAACTATTTAACTGTTTTAGTGTAAACATTCTAACACCGTACGGCATATAATGTAAATTTACACCTAAGAAACCATTTTCCATTTTTCTAAATGGTAGCACTAAAGGATAAATGTCATAGTATGGGAGTCGGTCTCTTGTTTTAGGATCATATTTAAAAAGGTACATATCACCAGGGAAGATTGTGTTTACCTTTTCCCCTTCTCGTAGGATCTTATTTACATTGATAGTGCCAAGTTTTCTAATCTGTGCTTGATACCATTGCATAGACTTGTCTGTGCCGGCTGCACTAATTCTTAGTATATCAAATGGATTAGACATTTATTCCTAAGTCTTTTTCTGTTAGCACTAAAAATTTCATTCCTCTATCTTCACAAAACTGGTTTGCTTGCTTCCATTTACTTTGATTAATACCATAAGTAAATACTTCTTCAACAAATCTTTTAGTTTTCTTTTCTGGTATCACTGGTGGCTTAGTAAATTTTTCAGGTTTAATTTCAATAAGATATTTTTTTACACTGCCATCTTTTTCTTGCACTTTAATGTAAAAATCTACAAAGTATCTATGAATCTTGTTATCAACTGGAGACCTGTACGGTATAACTACGGTCTCTGAACCCCATTCCATAATGTTGGCATTACTATCACACCACCTCATAAACTTAAGCTCCCAAGAACTTCTATAAATGATTACTTGCAAATCACCTCTATATTTCTTAGGATTCTCTACTCTGTATCTTCCTTTGTAGGTTTCTTTGTACATATCGCGATAAATAATGTAATAATAACTATTTATTGGCAAATCAATGGCTTCTAATCTATCCTCTAGAGAACCACTCTCCAGCCCTGGTGGCATCAACCAAAACTTAATTCAAAAGTTTAATGGATTTAATCTTGAGCCAGTTCAATATCCAAGTGACTTGGGTGGTGATGATTTAAAACATTTTGTACAGTTTACTATTAATGTAAGAGGCAAATCTTTAGCCGCAGACACATTGAGCAAAGGCGGAAGACTTGGCAATGAAAGAAACTTAGGTCAAGTTAGAAGAGCTGCAGATTCTTCAAATTTAACCACTGAACAGTTATCTACTGCAAGCACAACAATAGCTGCCGCGACTGGACTAGCAGCTGGTGCTGCTGCAGGAAAAGCTGCAGTAGGATTTTTATCTAAACTCTTTTCTAGAGGTGAAAAGACTGGTGGGATTTCGGCAACAGCACAGGCTGTAGGAGCCGGTGGCGCTGCGCTTGCTGGTGGTGCTGCTGCATTTCTTCTTGCCAAATATTCAGACCAACTTAAACCAGATACGTCTTTTAGAATTAGTGATTCTATAGCTTTGTATGTGGATAGTCCTCCTACTGTTAGATATGCTGCTCAATATAGTAATAAAGATCTTGGTACAATTGCAGGTTTAGCTGCTGGTGGTGCATCGGCAGTTGCATCTGGAGAAGGAGTTGCTAGTTTAGCAGCACAGTTTGCTAAGCTTCCAGGGGCACTTGGTGTGAATGTTCCAGATATTATTAGCGCAGCAGCTAAAGTGTCGCTAAACCCATTTAAAGAAGTAATTTTTGAAGCTGTAGATTTTAGAGCATTTAATTTTAAGTACAGATTTTTTCCTAAGAGCGTTCAAGAAGCTAACAATGTAGAAAAAATTATAAAGCTATTTAAATTTCACATGCATCCAGATTTAAGTTCAAATAAATTATTTTTTATTTACCCATCTGAGTTTGAAATAGCATATTTTTTTGAGAGTAAAGAAAATACATACTTTCATAAAATAAAACCATGTGTACTAGAATCAATGGATGTTACATATGGAGGAGAACAATTCTCATCTTTTAGAGATGGCAAACCAACCGAAATCAATATGACACTCACGTTTAGAGAGACAGAAATTCTTACTAAGACACAGATTAGGGATGGTTATTAAACATGTATTTTCAAAAATTTCCTAAGACTTTTTATTCATTAGATAACATAGCTACTGTTCAGGTAGTTACAAACATCTTACAGCGTGTTGTGCTTACACAAGAACTACAAGATAATTTTGGAGTGTATGATGAGTATGATATTACAGACTCTGATACACCAGAAAATTTAGCATTTCAGTTGTATGGAGATTCTGAATACCACTGGATCATACTTCACTTTAATAATATCTTAGATCCAAGATTTGATTGGCCTTTGACATCCTCCAATTTGGTTAAGTATGTTGAAGGTAAGTATGCAAACATTTACGGTATTCACCACTACGAAGATTCAGATCAAAGTGAAGTGAATGGAAATGTAGTTTTAAATGCAACTACGTTTAGTAGTATAACTGCAGGTAATGCAATTATAAATCTATCACAAGATGGAACTGCTTTTGTTACTTCAAAACCATCCAATACATCTATTGTAATTACAACAACGAGAGGTGGATTTAAATCCGGCGATCAAATTGCTCTTGCAACAAACAATTCTATTACTGCAAACGTAACGTCAACAACAATTAATACTGGTACCGCAGTAACTAATTTTGATTACGAAGATCGAGAAAACGAATTAAAAAGAAGGATAAGATTGCTTAAGCCTCAATTTATAGAAAGAATTGTTCGTGAGTTTGAAACAAAGATGGCAACAATAGATGGCTGATAGCACACAACCTTCATTACAAAAAGCTGGTTCGGTAAACATTCAAGAGATAAAACTTATCTCTTCTAATAATGTTGAAATAGATCTTAATGAATTTTTAGTTGAGGTAAATCTTTACGAGGATATTTTTTCTTCCCATTTGTATGGGGATATGTTTATATCTGATAGTCGAAACTTAATAGATCAACTACCAATCATAGGTGAAGAGTTTTTAAACCTTACATTTTTTACTCCAGGTTTAGATAACTTTAAAATTCAAAAAACGTTCAGAGTTTTTAGATTAAGTAATAGGCAGATAGTAAGAGACAATAACACTCAAACCTTTGTACTACACTTTGCATCAATTGAACTTTTCTATGATATGCTTCTTCCTCTTTACAAAAGTTTTACTGGCAAGGTTACAGATTTAGTAGAAGAATTATTTTTTGATTATGTTGCTGAAAGTAGAAACTTAGCAATTAATGATAATGGAACATCAGATTTTTCAACAAAGAACACACCTCTTACGATTATCAATGATACTTCAAATAGTGTGAAGTTTGTATCACCTGGCTGGTCTCCGTTTAAGTGTATAAATTGGTTAGCTTCTAAATCAATACCCAAAGAAGGTATATCTAAAAACTTTTTATTTTGGGAATCAAATAAGTGTTTTTATTTTGGTTCAATAGAATATCTCTTCAAAGATGCGTTAGAAAATAATAATATTGTAGGTGAATATTCTTATTCTCCTAACAATAATAAAAATGGAAAAGATAGAGATATAGCTAAAGAGATGTTTACTATTTCAGACATCCAAATGGTTCAAACTACAGACCATGTTAAAAATTATACCAACGGTTATCTAGCAAACAGATTAATTACACTAGACGTGTATAATAAAAAATATGAATTTTTTGATTATGATTATGTAGAAGAATACAAGAAAAGTTATCACACTTCAGGTAAAGGGGATAAAGCAGTACCAGTGTTTATTCCGGAAAGTCCTAGAAACTTTTCAAGTAGCATATCATATTATCCAGTTAATCCAAAGTTGTTTAACAATTTCCCTGGTAATGTTAGTGAGAAGATGGGTGAAATTTACGGAAATAGAAAATCAACATTATTAGATTTAACAAACATTAAATTAAATATTACAGTACCGGGAAGATCAGACGTTGAGGTTGGTAATCTTATCTATATAAAGTTTCCAGCACTTGGTCCAGCTGTTGAGAGTGATAAAAATAAACAACACATTGATAAAAGCTATTCAGGTTATTATTTAATTACAGCCATTCATCATAGGCTTACTTCTTTAGAACATATTATGATAATGGAAGTAGTAAAAGATTCATTACAGGTTAACGCATAATGCAAAGAATATTTAACAAAGATGGTTTTAACTGGTGGATTGGTGTCGTTGAAGACAGAAACGATCCAGAAAAGTTAGGTAGAGTAAGACTAAGAATTTTTGGCTATCATTCTGATAATAAAGTGCTACTACCAACTGAAGACTTGCCATGGGCTATTCCCATACATCCAATTACATCAGCTGCAAGTTCTGGTATTGGTATTACACCTGTAGGTCCTCTGACTGGAACGTGGGTACTTGGGTTTTTCCTTGACGGTGAAGATATGCAGCAGCCAGCATTTATGGGAACCATTGGTACAAAGACTGCCCAACTAACTTTTGAAGAAGTAGACGAAAAAGCTGAAGTAGCAAATAAAAATGATGGTAATCTTAAAGACTCTTCTGGTAATTTGGTTACCGATACAGACGGAAATCTAGTTAAGTCAGGTGTTCCTGCTGTTGAGGGCTGGTATCTCGGTAAAACTACTGAACAAACTGAAACATCTGGAAGAGGTGCTACTTTTATTAACAATTATAGCGATTCTATAGACATTGAAGGAGCAATGTATGGCGCATTTCAGTTTGCTTCATACTTACCTTTGTTTACACCAGAATTAATTGCTAGACCATCTTCAAAGAGATCACCAGTAAAAACATATATTGAGCAATCTAAATTTAAAGAATTTTTTAATGATCTAGAACCAGCCACTAGTGAATTTGATGCTAAATGGTCTAGCTTAGATTCTGTCTCTTTATATGAAGATCAACGAAATTATGTTAAGAGAGCTTACTACGACGTAATGATTTCTAATTTACAAAGGCTTGGTTTAGACTTAACAAAGTTTGGTCCAGGTGTACAGGATCTTGTTTGGTCAACTGCTTTTCAGCTAGGACCAAACTATGTTACAGTCTTTACAGAAACTTTGCTTGGCAAAAGCATTCTTACAGACAGAGACATTATTACTTTAGTGTGTGAATATAAAATAGCAAGTATCAATACAATCTTTTCTTCTAAATCTGACGAGATAAAAGAACAAAATAGATCAAGGTATGAAACAGAAAAAATTCAACTCCTTAGCTTGGTGACTCTATAATGTCAATTGAAACCCAATTATCCAATACAATTATATCTGTATTTCAAACTAGTGGTCAATTTAGTAATTTGCCTCCAGCAACAAAGGCTGTCTTAAATGAAGTAATTAGAACTTCAGCTCAGCCTTTTTCTCGACAATTATATAATAACGTTTCATCAGAATCCAATAAGCAGCTTGAACTTATTCCAAGTAATTTAATTGGTACTAATAATCCTGTTGATATTGTTAATGGTAATTTAACAAACCAACAACTAACAAACACACTAGCTCCAACAGTAGAAGAAAAATTTACAAATGATTTGACATCATTACTTTCAAACACAATATTAAACAATTTTAAAAATAAAGTCCCACCAAGCGCTCTTCAAGCTTTAAGTTTAATAAATCTTACTGGTGTTATTAACACAGCATCAAAGTCTGGCGTTGAAAAAGGAATAGAAGCTTCGTTGACTGAGTTTGGAAATAATCTATTTTCAAATTCTCTTGGTATTCCTCCTATTTTAAACAACGTTGCATCGTTGCTAGGGTCTGATCCAGAAGGCGGTTTAGAAAGAGTAAATGAAGCTTACAATGCTTCCATATCCAACCAGGCTCTTAATGAGGCTAGAGCATTTAATGTAAATTCAGAAGATAATAAAGAAAAATTAATTACACAAACTGTTGGTTTTATTGATCCTTCTGCAGAATACCCAACTAAAGAATATAAGGGTAGGTCAGAGGCAAACAAACTATCTACTGGAGATATAAAGGGAACAATTGTTGAACAAAAACAATTACAAAGAGTAAAAGGAATTCAGCTACCAAACAATGAGAGATGGGAGCAACCTGAAGTTCCTTATAATGCTGGTTATCCATACAACAAAGTTCTACAAACTGAGTCCGGCCATATTATTGAAATGGATGATACGCCTGGTGCAGAAAGATTACAAGTATACCACAAATCTGGTACATTTATTGAAATAGATCCAAATGGAACAGTTATTAAAAGAACAAAAGGATCAAGTTATGAAATTATTGATAGAAATGGTTATATAGCAGTCTCTGGTGATGCTCATTTATCTGTTAGTGGATCTATAAAAATATATGTTGGAGGAAATGCTGATATAGAAGTAGAAGGCGACACAAACATTAAGTCTTTAAATGATGTGACTGTTCAAGCTGCTGGCAAAATGAATTTGTCAGCTACAGAAGAAATAAACATTTCTAGTAAAGACATCTATATTGAAGCTTATAATAACTTAAATATAAAATCCAAACAAGAATTAAATATGTACGTTGAACAAGATTTTAATGTAAAAGCAGATAGTGATTTTTTTGTTCAAGCTGAAGGAGATGTACATTTCAATTCAACAGGTAGTTTTAATGTTGATGGTTCTAGAGTAGATTTAAACTCCGGTACCAGTCAGCCTGCAGTCAAGGCAGAACCATCAAACATTGGTGTAATAGGTGAAAGAAAAGACATAAAGATTCAAAAGATACCTAATTCAACTACCGCTTCGTTTTTAGACGTAGAAGGATATAAAGCTGAAGACGCTGAACTTCCCGCAGAGGCAAATAAACAAAAACAAAGGCTCACAGAAACAGGCATAGCTTCAAGAGGAAATTTTGAAGAGTCTGCGGTTGAAGTACAAAGAGAAACACCTAGATCACCTAACTCCAACATCATAAGTCCTAGTGATAGCTTGCTTAATCAAAAATCCTTGCCAGACAATTATCAGTTATCTAAACATTTTACACTAGCAATGCTTTCATCAAAAGCAGTTGTTACTAAAAATCCAGTAGTAGCGCAGCTTGGACTTTCTTATGGTGATTTGGTTTACAATTTACAAGGTATGGCATTAAATATATGTGAACCTGTACTAGCGTTGTATCCAAATATGTTTGTTACATCTGCATTTAGAACTGCAGGAAATTCTAGCTCCACATCAGATCACCCAAGAGGCAAGGCAGTAGATATCCAATTTAAGAATGTGTCAAAAGCACAATATTATGAAATAGCTAAAAATTTAGCTAATAATTTAAACTACGATAAATTGCTACTAGAATACAAAACGTTTGGTACAGGGTTGCCATGGATTCACATTTCATTTGATGTGACCAAACAAAGAAAGGTTGTGCTTACATATTTAAATGATAAAAAATATGGAGATGGCTTAATTAGCCTTGCTTAAAATGCCACACGAGTTTGTTGTATTAAATAATGGAAGTTTGCATACATACAATAACTTTGATGATATACCTAAAAAGTTTGATAATTTAATTAAGTTTTTACCAGAAATACCAAGTGGTCCTCATACCGACCACCAGCATGAAGAAATAGAACATTGGCATAATAAGTTAAAAGAATTATTAAAAAGAGAGAAATAATGCCAGCTGTTTGTAGAATAGGAGATGCTGATTTAGTACATTGCTCTGAACCAGTTAGAGCTGAGGGATCACCTGATGTTTTTGTAAATGGAATTGCAGTTTCACGTCAAGGAGATAACAACAACTCTCACTTACTACCAGGGGCTCCTTGCCCATCGCACGTAGCACCAATAACAGTTGGATCAACAACCGTCTTTGCGAATGGAAAGGGAGTTGGAAGAATTGGTGATGCAATAACTAGCTGTACAGCAGTAGCAGAAGGGTCACCTAATGTGTTCGCTGGTGGATAAATAGATATATGGCCACAATACAAAGAAATTCCAGAACCTTTTCTGACCTAAACATGCTTTTTACGGTCAATCCAGCTACTAGAGACGTTACAAAGAAGCTGGATGAAGAGGCTATTAAAGCATCAGTTAGAAATCTTATTCAAACTAAAAACTTTGAAAGACCTTTTCATCCAGAAATAGGTTGTCAAATAAACAATCTTTTATTTGAAAATATTTCACCTGTAATTTTTCAGTTAATGAAAAAAACTATATTTGATGTGCTACAAAAATTTGAACCAAGAATAGTCGTGTTAGATGTTTTAGCTCAAGAAAAACCAGACGAAAACGAACTGGATGTTACAATTATATTTAAAATTATTAATACTGAGCGACCAATAACACTTAAAACAACCATACAAAGAGTAAGATAATGCCAAATCTTAGAATTTCCGAACTGGATTTTGATGAAATTAAACAAAATCTAAAAGATTTTTTACAAGATCAAGACGAATTTACAGACTACGATTTTGAGGGTTCTGGTCTATCTGTCTTGCTTGACGTTCTTGCCTACAACACTCACTACAATGCTTATCTAGCAAATATGGTTGTAAATGAAATGTTTTTGGATTCTGCAGTAAAAAGAAATTCTGCAGTATCGATAGCTAAACATTTAGGATACACACCTGCGTCTGTGAGAGGTGCTAGAGCAGTGTTAGATGTTACTGTTAACAATCCAACTGGTCTTCCGCAAACACTTTCATTACCTAGATTCACTTCATTTACTACAACTATTGATGGTACTGCATATACATTTTTAAACACAACTGAATTAACTACAACACCAGTTGGTACTGCATATACGTTTGAAGATGTTACTGTTATTGAAGGAGAATTTAAAAATCAATCATTTGTTTCTGTAGAGCCAGGTCCAGATGAAAAGTTTGAAATTACAGAAACAAATATTGATACCTCCACTTTGATAGTTTCCGTACAAACCTCTTCTACCGACATTACAACTACTTCTTATACTTTGTCTGAAGACATTACTGGGGTGGATGATAATAGTACAGTGTTTTTCCTACAAGAAAATCCATTTGGCAGATACGAAATTTTCTTTGGTGACGGTATTATTGGAAAAAAACTTGTAGCAGGAAATATTATTAATGTTCGCTATCTAGTTCCTGTTGGTGCAGCAGCAAATACATCTGATTTAATTACACAAACATTTACCACTACAACTATTGGTGGGTCAAGTAGTATTAACATAACTACTGTTTCTAATTCTTCTACCGGCGCAGACAAAGAATCTATTACGTCAATAAAGTTTAAAGCACCACTTATTAATGCAGCAAAGAACAGAGCTGTAACAGCCGAAGATTACAAAGCTTTGCTCACTGCTACATTTACAGATGCTGAATCAATTTCTGTTTGGGGAGGTGAAGAAAATGTTCCTCCAATCTATGGTAAAGTGTTTATTTCTTTGAAACCGTTTAGTGGTTTTACTATTAGTCAAGAAACAAAACAAAGTATTATTAACAACATACTTAAACCTAAAAAAGTTTTAGCTATACAGCCTGAGTTTGTAAACCCAGAATTCTTTTTTGTTAACTTAATTGTAAACGTAGAATACAATTCTTTAACAACTACCAAAACAGCAAGTCAACTTCAAACAATTGTAACAAATACAATCAATAATTATTTTTCTACAAGCCTACAAAAATTTAATTTAGATTTTAAAAAGTCAAAGCTAATTAATTTGATTACCAACTCTGATCCATCAGTTGAGAGTATTATAA